GCCTGTCCTCCGACCAATCCCCACGTGCCCTGTGTCTTCTTGTCGGTGCGTTGTAGGAACAAGAACCTTTTCGTTGAAGTGCTGTAGAACAGTGCGCCAGAACAGACTATGTTTTCTTTCATACGTTATTATAACAACTTATGTGAGTTTTATCAAGGGGTGGTTGCGTCTGTGCTGGCATCATATCCTGTCGCCCCGCCGTCAAGCACTATGCTCCAATTACCAGCGGTGTACACACCCTCGTAAGATTTAACCCATTCCGTGCCGTTGAACCTGTACTGTATTCCGGTGTTTAGGTTGGTCACGTAGTGCTGTGTTGAGTCTGGGTTCGAAGCGTCAAAGGCCACGTTCCACTTGCCCGTTGAACTGTTGTACTCTATGATGTCTCCCACGCTGGCCACCAGTGTGCCCCATGTGTCGCTCTGGTATGTTGCAGTGCTGTCCCCCACATCATTTATGACCAGATACCTATCACCGTTCGCGGGTGTGCCCGGATTGAATGTGGCAGGGTTTATGATCTTCTTCACCGCAGTCAGTGAGTTGGTTGGGATGGTATCAGAATCGATGCTGTATAACAAAATGGTGTCATCCAATGTGGTTGTTGCTATAGTACCTATGATTTCATTCCCGTTTGGCTGTTTCAATCTGATCTGTGACGTTCCATTCGTGACCTTGCCGTACTGGTCCAACAACACCTTCCAGTTCACGGCAGGACCAAATGTTTCAAAGGGGTCATAATTGCTTGGTGCGTTGGCTCCTGTGTGGAATCCGTCTCCACCCGAACTGACATTTACCCCTGTGGTTCCCAACAGTCTTAATTGATTACCTGTGACTAGCAATCCAAAGTTGTTTGGTGTCACGTAACTTCTTGACATCAATTCGCCATCGATCAATCCTTTTGCTATGCCACCGTCGTCGTCGTATATGCTCATGATGATCTTCTGTATCACGCCCAGTTTCTTGACTTTCACAGGCGGTGACAACCATATCGGCATGCTGAATGTCAGCGTGGCCACATCTATCTCTGAATCCGCACCAACAGGTATAGTCCTCGAACTGAAGGTCACACCCGTCAGTTCCACGTAACTTAAACTGGTCCAATCTATGTAGTTGTCAGACTTCTGTATCTCGAAGTCTGGATTGAACAGATATAATATCTGTTCCATAATCTGTAGTTTCTGATCCGTGTTTGAACTCCATATGTCTGCCGTGACTTCTAACCTGAAAGGCGATGGCATCACTTTCTCTATGGTGTATCCAGCACCCAACTGATTAGTGTATTCTCCGGTCGATTCGTCGTATGCACGTTCTTTCAAATGCTGTTTTTCTATGTGATAGGGATTTTGCATCCTATCCCTGTCATAATTCAATTCCCTCACGTAACAGGCTATCTTTGGTGCGTAGGCCAAAGCGTTCTCGGAGTTGTTACGTATGATGTTGGCCACCTGTCTAGTAGGATCACCGTAAACAACAGGCACTGCCCTGAGTTGAACCTGTCCGTCTGACCCTTTACCGGTCTCCACAGAGAAGTTGCTCAATATCCTAATGAATTGAGTAAGGAATTTCCTGACCTGTCCTTCGTAAAAGTGTAGCATTCTTAATTGTCAGCCTTTGGTTTCAATGCGTCTGTGAGTGCTTGTCTCTGTCCAACAGTCAATCCATTAATGGTCGAACTGGTTGAATTATTAACAAAACTTGTTTTATAGTTGGCACGTGAATCATTGTTTGTTGTAGTTATTCTAACCGAATCCTCTATTTTGACCCATCTGGTTCCATCAAAACGGAACAATCTGTTTGGTAAGTAATCAGTCCTTAGGAAATAATCTCCCTTGTCAACATTTGATGTTGGGAAAGATATTCCAAATCCTGCTGGATTACCGTTTGGTGCCACTCCGTCACCGTCCAGGTAGAAACCATAGTGTGAAGCGGCCGGGGTGTCTATGACAGCGTTCACTGATTTGTCCGAACTCACCCTGTCTGTGTCGTTCACGTTGTCGGTCCTGATGTTGCCCCTCTCATCTATGGGAGCCACATAATACTGTTTGTAGTTGAACCCTGACTTGGGAGCGTCTGCCTCCGCCTGTGCCACGATCTGATCGTTGATGGTCTTCTCCCTGTTGTAGGTGCTCATGTAACTGGCCACAGATCCCGCTGTCGTGGCGTCGCCTATGATGTCCTTGAATTCCTGTGAATCCACTAGTGTCTTCATTTTTAATCTCAGTAGGTGTGGCCACCATGTCTGTGAGAATCCCTCCGCGGCCCTATTGACATCTTCCACAACATAGTATCTCTTCAGTGCTATGGGTATGCTTTCGTCTAAACTGTAATCTTCCTTCATGTGTGGGAACTCTATCACATCTCCCGCCATGGGTTTCCTGCCGATTCTCTCTACTATGTCGTTCAGATGTACTGTCAGGAATAATGTGTCGTTCTGTAGGAACATGCCAAACTGTGAGAGATTGAAGTCTGCGTCCTGTACGTTGTATATGCCTCTCACCACATACACATCGTCCGCATATTTCCTGTCTCTGTTCTCTAGAAACAGTAGATCCTGGATGGTGCTCTCATTAAGACTGTCTCCCGAGTAGTTGGGTTGGGTAGGCGATGCTGGCCCGTCCTTGTTTGTATCACCCTGATTGTACGGACCCAGGTATTTGTGGAAGTGTAGGTCAGTGCCTCCCACCGTGAACATCTCTTTTATGTTACGGTCAAAGAACTTGTAATCGTTGCCCTTTTCAGGCTTAAAAATCGACAATCTAGGCATATCATACATATTTATTGTATAGTTCAAAGCAATAAATATGAGTATGTCAGAACTTCAAACAGGCCAACAGGAAATATTTGATTATGTGAAGAACAACCTCGGTGAGGGCATGATCGATGTGGAGTTGGACCCAAAACACTACCAGACGGCGCTGGAAAGGGCCACCAACAGATACAGACAGCGATCATCCAACGCTGTGGAAGAATCATACGCATTCCTAGAGTTAAAAAAGAACCAGAACGTGTATGTGCTTCCAGATGAAGTGATCAACGTTAGGAATCTTAACAGGAGGACCGTGGGATCAAGGACCGAAGGTGGTGAGGGTGGTACACTCTTTGAACCATTCAACCTGGCCTACACCAACACCTATCTACTCAGGGCGGGTGCCACAGGTGGATTGGCTACTTACTACGCTTTCGCTTCTTACCAAGAATTAGTTGGAAAGATGTTTGGCAGTTTCATACAGTTCCATTTCGACGTGGCAACAAAGAGACTTACAATCACACAGAGACCTAGGGCCGACAACGAGACCGTGTTGATGCACACCGACAATTACAGACCGGACATCACACTGTTCAAGGACATCTATGCCAAACCATGGATCAGAGACTACACCTTGGCAGTGTGTAAGGTCATGCTGGGCGAGGCCAGAGGCAAGTTCAACACCATAGCGGGACCACAGGGCGGAACCACGCTGAACGGTGACGCACTCAAGAACGAAGGCAATGCAGAGATGGAAAGACTTGACCAAGAGATAGGCAACTTTCAAGAAGGTGGTACACCACACAGTTTTGTTATTGGTTAATTCCAACCAAATCACATCTAAATAACACTGATGGGAAAAACCAATTACAAGAATTACTCTGACCTCACACTAGATGAACTGGAAGCATTGGTGCAAGATCTCGAGAATATGAGCATCATGGCACTCAAACAGCACAAGAAAGGTCTTAGAATTTCCATCTTGAAATCCGTCAAAGAAGCAATCAAAGAGATTGAAAAACGTCTCAAAAGATAGTATAATAAACCTATGCTGATAGGTGTAGTAGGATTAATAGGTTCTGGTAAAGACACTGTCTCGAAAAGACTAGAAGAGAAACACGGATTCCGTAGGGATTCATTCGCCAAGAGTTTGAAGGATGCTGTGAGTGTCATGTTCAACTGGGATCGCGAAATGCTGGAAGGCAACGGCGATGAGAGTAGGAAGTGGAGAGAACAACCAGACGAATTCTGGAGCAAACGTTTTGGCAAACACGTGACACCACGTTGGGTGCTACAGCACTTCGGCACAGAAGTGATGAGACAACACATGCATGACGCCATATGGATAGACAGTTGCCTAGCCAGATATAATGGTCAACCTACTGTGATATCAGATACTAGATTCCAAAACGAGCTGAAGACTATTAAAGAACAAGGCGGATCACTCATACTTGTCAAACGTGGACAACTTCCGACACGAGAAGAAATGCGAAAAAAAGGTGCCCACAAATCAGAATGGGATTGGATGGGTTGGAATTTCGATCACGTTATTGACAACAACGGAACAAAAGAAGAGTTATATCAAAAAGTCGACAACCTAATCATCAGCAACGAGATCGCCCACACGCCAACCAAGTCTACGCACACTGCTTAGACGTTGACAGTTAGCACACACCGTCTTTAAATTATTTGAGGAAGTATTTCTCATATTTCCGTCCACAAATAACACATCCAATTGATTGATCTGTTGTGCTTTGAATCCACACAATTCACATTTTTTTTGTTTTTTGTATCCTGATCTTTGTAGTGGAGTCACACCCCCAACACTCTTACCTGCTTTTTTCCTATTACAGGTATCACAAAGACTACGCCAATACACCCTGCCATATCGCTGATAGGCATAAGCCCTGGGTTTGCTTTTGCACTGCTTACAAATGGGTCTGTCGTTGTATCGCATAAGCATATTTACGTCGCCTATATAGGCACCAGGAAAATGGTAAATTTTGTCGTAAAAACCGTATGATCTAATAAATAACTCTAGTATACACGTAACTTGCAAGGAGAATACGACAAATGGCTTTAACATCACCAGGAGTAGAGGTTTCAGTAATAAACGAGAGTTTCTACGTACCATCAGATGCGGGTACAACACCACTATTCATAGTAGCATCATCACAGGACAAGACCAACGGAGCGGGAGACGGAACTGCGTCAGGCACAACAACGGCCAACGCCAACACTGCGTACTTGATCTCGTCACAGAGAGAATTGACAGAAACTTTTGGAGATCCAAAATTCTACACAGACACAGCAGGAAATTCACTACACGGTTATGAATTGAATGAATGGGGTCTACAAGCGGCATACTCATTTTTGGGTGTGGCCAACAGAGCATATGTTTTAAGAGCCAACGTTGACACTTCACAATTAATTGGAAGTGCTTCGGCTCCAACCGCAACACCAACAGATGGCACATACTGGTTTGACCTTGCATCTACCAGTTACGGTATCTTTCAGTGGAGCCAAACTGATCAGAAATTCACAACAATCACACCAACTGTTATCACATCAACAAATGATATTGACCTGAGTTCACCTTTAAGAAAGCCAAAATCTAATATTGGAAGTATAGGTAATTACGCTATCAACACCACACACGTTTCAAATAGAATCTGGTACAAAAATTCAAGCAACACCTGGGTACAAGTGGGATCAAGCGCATGGCACTTATCACATCCTGTCATCACAGTTGCTTCAGGTACAACAGTGACAAGCGGTCACTCCATGTACGTGAACAGTGTTCAAGTTTCAGTAAGCGGCACAGCACTTTCAGATGTGGCTACAGCATTCACTAATGCCAATGTTCCTGGAGTATCAGCAAGTGTCAACGCTACCACAGGCAATCTAGAAATCTTCCACAATGGTTTAGGTTTCAGTGATTCTTCTGTGGAAAGCGACAACACAATCAAGTTTCAAGCAGGTACAGGCACACTACTAAGTGACTTGGGGATCACAGCACAGACTTACAACGGTGTTAAATTCCTGCAGGCCAAACACACCAACAGACCAACATGGAAGACAGCAGACGAAGACAGACCCAACGGTTCGGTTTGGTTCAAGACAACCAATGCCAATGCGGGCGCCAACATCGTTGCCAAACTATACAGCTCGTCAAGTGCTAGTTTTGGAACAGTGTCTGCTCCATTGTATGCCACAAACCATTCAGCGATCTACAACCTAGATCCATCGAACGGTGGTACAGGATTGACTGCTGGCACACTTTACACACAGTACAACATCACTGAACAATCAGTGGACGGACAGTCAGACATCACACCAAACGTGGGCGACTTCCAACTGTTCAGATACGAAGGTGGACAGACTATAATAAGTTCTAAGACCACACATCCAACGTTCACGCACAACGAGACATTCACAGTGAGAGAATCCGTGAAGACCCAAGAAGCGTTGGCGGCGGCCAAGACAGTTACAATCCAATCAAGTGATGGATCAACACTGGCTGACAAGGAAGACTTCGTGACGGCATTCACAGCCGCAGGTTTCACGAACCTAGAAGCGTCTATAATCACAGCAGGTGAGTACACAGGCGCCATACAGATCAAACACAAACTGGGTGGTGACTTCAGGATGAACAACACATCAGGAACTCCACTAGACGACGCAGGATTCGGTACCAGTGACGCACACAGTTACGGTGGATACACTGCTAACAGCACAACACTGGTTGATAACTTGTACGTGGCACCATTAGGTGACTCGGAAGACTCGACAGTGGGTAACGAAGTTATCGCTACAAACTGGAAGAGATTGAGCTACACTGCTTCAACAAGTGCTCCTACCAATGAGCCAACAGATGGCACACTTTGGTATGACACCAAGATTGACGAAGCAGACATCATGGTACACAACGGAACAACTTGGGTAGGATACCTAAATCAATACGCTACCACAGATCCAAATGGTCCACAGTTCAGTGCCACAGCACCGACTACACAGTCAGACGGAACAGCACTGGTCACTAATGACTTATGGATTGACACAAGCGATCTTGAGAACTATCCAAAACTCTACAGATACAACACATCTGCCACACTAAGTTCAAGCAACACAGCAAACCAAGTGGTTGTCACCACGTCGGGTGCGGCCTGGGAATTAATCGACAAGGCAGATCAGACCACAGAAGACGGAGTTGTCTTCGCAGATGCTAGATGGCATACTTCAACAGACAGGAATGCCAACAACAGCACACAGGCGGGCACTGCTTCAACAATCAAGAATCTTTTAAGTGACAACTTCATAGATCCAGATGCTCCAGACCCAGCACTTTACCCACAGGGTATCATGCTGTGGAACACTAGGAGAAGTGGTTATAACGTGAAAGAATACAGAAACAGTTACATAACAACGACTGCTTATCCTGGATCGGGTTCATCAGGATTGGGTAACATCAGATACAACAACGAATCAGTTAGTGGTTACTACCCAGACAGATGGGTCACCAAGTCAGGCAACAACGCGGACGGTTCTGGCACTTTCGGAAGGAAAGCACAGAGAAAAGTCATCGTGGCACAACTGAAATCTGAGATAGACACGAACCAAGCGATCAGAGAGGACCAAAGGGGTTACAACGTGATTGCTTGTCCTGGATATCCAGAACTGATACAGAACATGATCAACCTAAACACCGACAGGAACAACACGGCATTCGTTGTTGGTGACACACCAATGAGATTGGCCGGCACAGCAACGGCAATCACGAACTGGGCAAACAACACGGCGGCCGCCACAGACAACGGCGAGGACGGTCTTGTTAGTTCAAGTGATTACTTAGGAGTGTTCTATCCTTCAGGATCAACCACAGACAACACGGGTAAAACCATTGTTGTTCCACCAAGTCACATGATGATGAGGACACTGGCGAACAACGACAACATCGCTTTCCCATGGTTCGCTCCAGCAGGAACAAGACGTGGAGTTGTTGACAACGCCACATCAGTAGGTTACATCAACGCCACATCAGGCGAATTCCAAATAATATCTGTTACGGAGTCAGTGAGAGACTCGATGCACAACGTGAAAGTTAATCCGATCACATTCTTCTCAGGAGCGGGCATCGTGAACTTTGGTAACTTGACCAAGACATCGGCAAGTTCAGCAATGGACAGGATCAACGTTTCAAGATTGGCAGTGTATCTGAGAACACAACTGGATGCTATCGCTAAACCGTTCATCTTTGAACCAAACGATGAGTTGACAAGGAATGAGATCAAACAAGCAATCGAGTCATTCTTGCTAGAGCTTGTTGGTCAGAGAGCGTTATACGACTTCCTAGTAGTCTGTGATGACACCAACAACACACCTACCAGGATCGACAGGAATGAACTGTACGTGGACATCGCGATCGAACCAGTGAAATCGGTCGAGTTCATCTACATACCGTTAAGAATCAAAAACACAGGAGAAATTGCAAAGTTAGGGAACTAATTTTGAATAAATAGGAGAAACAGATGGCAATATCAACTTTATCAAAATTTACAGTACCACTAGCGAACGATCAGAGTTCAGCATCACAAGGTTTATTGATGCCAAAACTACAGTATCGTTTTAGAGCGATCCTGGAGAATTTTGGAGTATCAACACCAAGATCAGAACTAACAAAACAAGTTATAGACATCACGAGACCTAACTTGACTTTCGACAACGTGACACTGGACGTGTACAACTCAAAAGTTTATGTTGCAGGTAAACACACTTGGGATCCAATCACAATCAATCTTAGAGATGACGTCAACAACTCTGTGACTAAATTGGTTGGAGAGCAGATCCAGAAACAGTTTGACTTCTTTGAACAGTCAAGTGCGGCATCAGGTATTGATTACAAATTCACTGCTAGAATTGAAATGCTAGATGGTGGTAACGGAGCAAGTGCACCAAATGTGTTAGAAACATTTGAGTTATACGGTGCATATGTAGAAAACGTGAACTACAACACACTAGCATACGCAACCTCAGACCCAGCGACTATCACTATGTCAATTAGATACGACAACGCGATCCAAACTCCAACAGGAACAGGAATCGGAACAGCGGTATCTAGAACGATCGGTACATTGAGTACTGGTGGTTAATCAAAATTAAGTTAGCAATTATACAAGGAAAGCGTCTTTATAGGCGCTTTTTTTGTGGCCATAAATACCCATATGCCAAGCATTAACAACTTCTTACAAGGATTCCAAGACGGCCTACCGGGAATGAAAGACTTCCGACACGCATCACGACTGTACATAGACGACAACTACAAGTTGATGCCCAAACAGAAGTTCCTGTTCCACGTGGTGTTCAACACCGATGAAACCCTATTCTTTAACGGATTCAACTCCAATGAAAGATATGAACTCAACATGTTGGTTAAAAGTGCTGATCTACCCAAATACGGAATGAACCTGGAAGAAAAAATTCAGTACAACAAGAAAATGTATGCGGCAACCAGGATACAATATGAACCAGTAAACATTACATTCCATGACGACCACGCTGACACTGTAAATGCTTTTTGGAAAAAATATTATGAGTATCACATAGCAGACTCAGTTGCTTTAAATTCGGACCTTGCTATTTCAAACACAAAAGACGATTACTACGATGGTATAGACAAAAAAAATATCACGAAGTTTGGATTAGACACACCGGCCGTGAGAAAAAAGCCTTACTTGAAAGGTATAGAAATATTTGTGCTACACAAACAACGATTCACTTCTATGACCTTGGTCAACCCTGTTATAGGTTCGTTTAGCCACGATAACTTAGACCAAGCAGATGGCGCCGGTGTCTTACAGAACACCATGCAGATATTTTACGAAACAGTGATATACAAATCAGGAATAATAAACAAAAATAATGTTCCTGGATTTGCCACAATACATTATGACAAAGAACCTTCCCCTTTAACTGTATTAGGCGGAGGCACAAACAGTATATTTGGTCCGGGCGGTGTTGTTGACGGCATAGGTTCAGTGATAAGGAATGTACAGTCGGGAAACATATTAGGAGCGATATTGGCGGCCTCAAACACCTACAACAATGCCAAGAAAATCAAAAAATCAGATGTCAAGGAAGAACTCAAAGGCATAGCCAAGGAAGGTATTTTAGAAGTTGGCAAGCAGGCAGGCACAATAACTAATCCTGTTGGTGCTTTCTCTGTCGGTGCCGCTGTGGCAGGAGCGGCCATTATTGCTAATGCTAAAGGTATCAACGATAAGAGCACAAAACAAAACACACGTGTGGTAAACAGTCCATCACTAGACACAGTCAACTTCCTTACAGCAGAAGAATCTTTTAATCTTATATCCGTCGACGAGACCATCAAGGATGAAATCGCGGCCGGAATATACTACAAAGACATAGGATCTAGGAAGGATCTCACAGTGGCAGAATCCGATATAGAATATGCGGGTGCTGGCACTACAACCAAGACCGTTTATAGGAACAAAGCAATCACGGACATAAGGAAACTGATAACAGAAGGCTACATCAAAATAGACAGGACAACACAAAACGTGTCTGTAGCAACTGAGAAAGCGGCATTGTAATGGCAGAATTTTACACAAACCTACCACCAAAACAAAAAGACGAGTTGGACAAGACAATAGAAAAACTGACCACGACAAACTACGAAACCGGTTATCAATTCAATGCAGGTGATTATGATAGTACCGTGGCGTTCTTCGTCAAGCGTGGATTTTCGAGATCATCGGCAGAATCGACCGCTTACGTGATACTATCACAAGCAAAGATTGACAACATCAGACCACAGGAAATATTAGACAAACTGACCTATGCGGATCCGGCACTACTGTCAGAACTGACAACCATAATACTCAACGCCAACAGATACAAGTCCAGCAGGCTGGGTGTCAGGCAGACGCTCACGACCAAAGAGACAGTATCTAGGAATATCATAGACTAATGTTACCGAGATTCGCCAGGGGCAAATTCTCTCCCAAGAACGGAGAAAAATATGTGGGCACCAAGACGCCCACATACAGATCCAGTTGGGAACACGCGTTCATGAGGTTGTGTGACGAACACCCCAACGTGTACCAATGGGCATCTGAATCAATAAAGATTCCTTACCGACATCCATTCACGGGCAAGTACACAGTGTATGTGCCAGACTTCTTCATAGTGTACCAAGACAAGGAAGGTCGCAAACACGCCGAGATGGTTGAGGTCAAGCCCATGAGTCAGACCACCATGGAGTCCGCGGGACGTAGTCAGGCCAAGAAGAAACAGGTAATCATAAACATGGCCAAGTGGGAGGCCGCAAGTGCCTACGCCAAGCAGAGGAGGATCAAGTTCAGGGTGGTGTCAGAAGAGCAGTTGTTCCACAATGGCAAACGTAAGTAAATACGACGATGACAAAGAAATTAGAGGACATACTTAATTTACCAAACGTCAAAGAGGCCTTCAAGGAAGTGGATAAGAAGGAGCAGGCCAGGGCCAACAGAGATCAGACCAAGGAAGTGCTGAAGAACGTTGATCCTCAGACCGCAAAGAACCTACAGAAGAGCTACGCGGAGTTTGACAAGATAGCGGCCGCACTGCCACAGGTGAAGGGTCTGGGGGAACTGAGTGACCTCGAACTGGACAAACTGGCCGTAGAAGCAGAAGAGAGCTACAAGAACCTGATGGACCTAGGCATGAATGTGGATTCACGTTATTCAGGACGTATTTTTGAGGTTGCCAGCAACTTCCTGCGCAACGCCATAGACGCCAAGGGTAGCAAGATAGACAAGAAGCTCAAGATGGTGGAACTACAGCTCAAGAAGATGAAACTGGACAAAGATGGCAACAAAGACGGTGGTCAAATAGAGGAAAGCGATGGATTCGTAATATCCGATCGTAACGAATTGATGAAGAAACTATTAAAAAAAGACTAAATATTGCATATGAGCACGTTTAAGGACTATCTAGCAGAATCAGTAAAGTCGTATGACTACAAAATCAAGGTAGCAGGCGCTATTGACAAGGATTTCGCCAACAAGATGGAAACAGCACTTGCTAAATTTGAAGTGTCTAAAATGTCAGCAGGCAAGAAAACACCTATCATGACCATGCCGTTAGATTTCCCCATGTTGAGCAACGAGGAAGTCACAATCTTTGACGTCACAACAAACTATCCTGTGTCAGTGAGGGAATTAAAAGAGTACCTTTCAGACAGGATGAGGTTACCAGCCACACACATCGTTGTGAGGAAACCAGGTGAGCCCACAGAGGAATACCAAGACCAGATGCAGATCAAATCAGAGTACGCTAACAAACTGTATGACATCGAGTACAAGGATGCTCCTAAAGTGAACGCAGAAGACTTCCACTCAACCAAGGCCAACATGAGCCTACTGAAAGAATTATTAAAAGACAGAGAAGCCCACGCACTCAATATGGAAGTGGGCAAAGACAACAAAACACAAGAACTACAGAGCAACGAAGAAGAATCCAAACCATCACCGATACAGGCCGCACACAAAGGTCCTGTAAAAGGTAACCCACACCCAGCAAAAGGAAAATAAGCCATGGAAATGATAGATGTATTACAGAAACTAAAAGAAATCGCAGAATCAAAACCAGAATTGGTCAAAGACGCTGTGGAGAATGTTGAGAGAACTAATCCTAAAGTTGACGAAAGCAGAATGAAGGACTACCTACATGACGAAGCGGAAAAACTTTCAAGAGAAGAATTCATCAAGAAGCATGGTGAGAGCCTGGCAGGTTTCTGGGACAGCATAAATGGCACAGAAGAAGCAGTTGAAGGCAAGATGCCAGCTGGCCTTAAAGCATATCATGACAAAAAAACAGGCAAAGAAGACAAAAAAGAAACAGTGAAAGAAGCGATCCAGATATCAGCAGACACACCTCAAGAAGCGTCCATGATGATGCAGATACTATCATTAGCAGGAGTCAAGCCTGTTGACGCGGCGATGATCGGTGCTGAAGAACCAGCGTCGGATCACGGCACAGATGGTGATGAGATGGCCAAGTTCAGGAACATGGTGACAGCACCAGATGAAGAGAAAGCGGCGGAAACATTCGCTAACGAACCTGAAGAAAAAGTTTCAGACATAGACACATTAGTGAACGTACACTCAGGTGGATTGAACAGACGTAAACAGCAGTTCGCGAAAGCACAGGACGGTGATAACGCAATGGCAGTTGCCCAGGAAGACAAGATCACCGAAGAAGAACTTGCCAACAGCCTTAGAACACAGTACGAAAGTTTCAAATCAGCATATCAGACAGAAGCCAAAAAAGCAAAACCTGACTTCTTGGATATGGACAAAGATGGTGATAAAAAAGAACCAATGAAAAAAGCCATCAAAGACAAAGAAGCAAAGTAATACTTTTCCGATCATCCGAACAGCGTTAAATACTACACTATGGCGTATGTATCACTAGATAGCGACCAAATCAAGAAGGCGCACAAGAAACACAAGTACACCAAAGAACAGGTAGAGAAACTTGAGAAGTGTATGGATCCCAAAACGGGGCCTCTGTACTTCATGAGGGAGTTCATGATGATACAGCATCCTGTCAAGGGTTCCGTGAATTTCGAACCTTTCCCGTACCAAGAACGCTTGATAGAGAGCTACAACAATCACAGATTCAGCATAGCCATGCTACCCAGACAGACGGGCAAGACCACGTGTGCATCGGGCTACCTGGTGTGGTATGCCATGTTCAGACCAGACTCACAGATCCTAATAGCCGCACACAAATATGCGGGTGCATCAGACATCATGTCGAGAGTGCGTTACGCATACGAGATGTTGCCATCGTGGATCAAAGCGGGCGTGACACAATACAACCGGAACAGCATAGAATTCGACAATGGTTCAAAGATAATGGCGACCACAACAACAGAGAACACAGGTAGGGGTATGTCACTCACACTTATATATTGTGATGAGTTCGCGTTCGTACAACCGCCAGAGAAGGCCAAGGAGTTCTGGACATCACTATCACCAACCTTGAGTACAGGTGGTAAGTGCATGATAACCTCAACTCCCAACTCGGATGAAGACCAGTTCGCAATGATCTGGAAAGAGGCCAACAAGAGGTTTGACGAGTACGGCAACGACAAGATAACAGGCACCAACGGTTTCTACGCCATGAAGGCACACTGGTCAGAACACCCCGACAGGGATCAAGAGTGGGCCGACGCAGAACGGGCCAGGATCGGGGAAGAACGGTTCCGCAGGGAACACGAATGTGAGTTCTTGATCTTTGACGAGACCCTGGTTTCCAGTATGGTTCTAGCCGACATGGAGGGCACACCCCCTGTCGAGACAACAGGACAGGTACGTTGGTTCAAGAGGCCAACCCCAGGACACACCTACATGGTGTCACTGGATCCCAGCATGGGAACAGGCGGTGACTACGCCGCAATACAGGTCTTTGAACTTCCCACATTTGAGCAAGTGGGCGAGTGGCATCATAACATGACCCCGATGAACCAACAGATAAGAATTCTACAAGGAATCAACAAACACATACATGATACAATCATGGAACAGGATTCCACAGCAACACCTCAAATTTTCTACTCCATGGAGAACAACTCCATAGGTGAGGCCGCATTGATGCGTGTGATGGATATAGGTGAGGAGAACATCATGGGCATGTTCTTAAGTGAGCCGATCAGGAAGGGACACAGGCGTAAATTCAGGAGGGGATTCAACACCACAGCAAAACACAAGATAGATGCCTGTACCAAATTCAAAGAACTCATAGAGAATGACAAGATGAAAATACACTCGCAGTTGTTGATATCGGAACTTAAAGACTTCGTGGCATCCGGCATGAGTTACAAGGCCAAACCCGGACAGCACGACGACCTAGTCAGTGCGTGTCTATTAATGACACGTATGATGAAAGTACTAGCGGACTTTGATCCTAAAATTTTTGAGAAATGGACAGATAGGACGAGTGAGATCACACCTATGCCCATCTTTGGATCGTTCACAGGATAACGTGAGAAAAAATCTATATTACAAGTCAGGTGAGGAAGGTAATGTTGACTTCAATGAACGATGGAATGATCTCTCAGGAATAATCGATTTCAACAAAGATCACACCGTGCTGGATGTTGGCTGTGCCGAAGGACTGATAGCCATAGAACTATCAAAGAGATTCAAAAAAGTTTTTGCGTTTGACATAGAGCCTTACAGAATAACGAAGGCACGTGAGAATGCTGTGGGAATACCGAACATAGAATTCTCAACGGAAAACTACATATCCTATCAGTATCAAGATTACGATCAAGTGTTCTGCCTGGGTGTGTATCACAAGATAAAGAACAACCAGCGACAAGGGGCACTGGACGATATGTTCAAGAAGTGCTCTTCAACATTGTATCTACGTGTGCCCATAGTCGGCAAGGATGTGCCAAAAACCGTGGGTGTAAGCGACGCAGAGGTGCTTAAAATTGCTGGTAATAATGATTTTGTACTAACACACCGTACCGTACAGAGACCACAACATGGAACCATATTCAAGTTCGCAAGGCACTAAATAGCACTATATGAACCCTAAAAACTCACAGGACCTATTCAACAAGATCAGATCACAGTTCGCCAACATCAGACTGGGTGACGAGAACGGGGCCGCCACAGCGGATCCACAGGGCGCAGTGTTCTTTGAGTTTGAATTCGCCGAGGATGCCGACACTTTCGGAAGCGTGAGCATAAGCCTAGCGGACGGTGAGAACATGAAGGTGTACTACAACAGGGATCTTGTTAACAAGATCGATGAGGACAGCAGAGATGAATGGTACGCTTTCCTAAAGGAATTGAAGGACTTCGCAGTGGAGCACCAATTGGGTTTCGACGTCAGAGATATAACAAAAAACAACCTAACGAAGCAGGATTATGAAAATCTAGCAGATACGAACAAAACGGTAAATACTGGCGAGATGTCAGAAGAACTAGCAAGAATTACTAAATTAGCGGGTGTCGAGAAGGCACCGGTCGCAGAAGGCCTAACTGGCACTTCCAAGAGTTCATTTGAGAATCTAGAAAAAACAAGATTGATAATCAGGCACAAGGGCAAAGTTGACGAGACAGTGCCAGGAGCGAGATCAAGACAGATACAATCACTGTACATAGAGAACGAAGATGGCGAGAGATTCAAATATCCACTAACACACCTAGCAGGTGCGAGAGCCATGCAGAGGCACGTGGCCAACGGTGGAAGACCGCATGACGAGTTCGGACAGCACATTATAGCAACATCAGAAGACATAGCAAAATTAAACTCATTCTCGAGATATGTCACCAACAAAGATCAGTTGAATGACAACGCGGGCGACATCATAGAACAGACCAAGATGAAACTGGAAAACTTGAGAGGCTACATGAAGAACCTATCAAAACAGAGTCACTATGAAACAGCATCGAAAGATTTCAAAACATCAGAAGAACAAATACTAGACGATGAAACCGTAAACAAACTGAGAGAGAAGTTCACCATGAAAAACCTAGATGCCAGAGTAGAGGATGCTTTACCAATTATAAACAAGATAATGAGTGAACTTACAGAAAAAGAAGAAGATGAGGAAGGCGAAGCAGAAAAATTATCAAAAGACAAACACCAAGGTAGAGTAGATGTGCATTCACACATGGATGGTGACGATGACGAAAAGAAAGAAGATCAGGTCAACGAACTAGAACCGGGTGATGAGCCTATCGACGCACCAATACAACCACCAGTGGATCATGGCGCAGTGGTACAGAGTTTCCTTACTGATCCAGACAGTAAACTGATCCTGAGGAAAGATGACACAGCAGACAAGATGCTGTCAAGGACGAAATTCACTAACAAGAACACAATGTTGAGTTCAATACTTTCAGACATAGCGTCAAGACTGCTGACCAAATCAGGCGAGGAAGACAGAGTAGCCAACTTCGCAAGTAGGGTGGCAGATGAGATGGACCAAGAGAATTCATCCACATTCAAACCAACACCGGACTACATTAAGAACAAGAAGATAGCGATACAACTGGCCAAGAGATACATCGACGACTACAAGAAGATGCAGGCGGATCCAGAGTACGGCAAAGAAGTAAGGATGGAGCCAGGTGCGTTCGCACCAAAGAAGGACCTAAAAGGCAAGGCCAAGGAGACGGAAGCGTTCGAATCATGGGCAGACAACATCGTGGAACAGAAACCATACGTGTCGATGTACAAGGGCGAAGACGGCAAGATGGTGTATGACGTGCTAGACAAAGATGGCAAGTCAGCATTCACTTCCGCAGATGAAAAAGTGGCCACAGACTACCTACACAAGAATTTTGACAAACTCAAAGAGTATGCCACCGAACCCAAAGATCAAGAAATTGAAAAGAAGGACAAAGAGGACGCAACAAAACTTGACGTGACGAAAGCGGACAAGATGATGAACACAACTGCTTACAAAAGAATGAAAGCCGGTGATGAAAGATACGCTGACAAAACAGAAGGCATGGGCGACAAGATAGCAGACATGGCACAGAGCATGAGCAAAGACGAATTCATGAGCCACGCTGATGAACTAGGACTCACACCAGAAGAGGCCGCGGAACACTACGAGAAGATGCAGGGTGGAGCACACGCTGGCAAGTTCGAGGGCAACCAGTTCGCACAGGCAGTACAGAAAGCCAAGGCCGCGGGCATGAAAGCGGGTGACAAGTTCAAAGTGGGCGATCAGGAATACACTTTAAAAGATGCCATAGAGTTGGCAGGCTTACAACTTGAAGAATTCTTCTCAGAAGAAGAAATGGCTTACGATAATCAAATAGATCGTATAAAAAACCTAGCATTCTATCAATAGGTATCTTTCCATTAAAATAAAATAATTTACTTTACCAATTGAACAATATATAATATCTGTATGAATTATCACGCGGTCTTTGTGTTCTTGCCCTTCAGCAAGATAGATGCTATGCCATTGGCTCCGGCCTTACTAAAAGCCATCTGTGACTCGCATGGACTTAAGACCACAACAGTTGATCTAAACATAGAAACACAACTGGCGTACAAAGATAAAGTGTTTTCCACGGAAATAGAAAAGTACATGATGTTCTTTTCAGAAATGTCAGAAGAAGCACACGACTGGTACCAAGAATATGTTGAAAAAACCGCCAGACGTCTAATAGAGATGAAAAGCAACTGGATAGGTCTTTCTTTGTTGAGTTATCAGAGTCTCTGCTTCGCACATGATTTATGTTTCCATATAAAAAAAATAAATCCTGGTCAAAAAATAATACTGGGCGGTCCCGGAATCAGTAAGGATGACAACACAAACATACCGTACAAGAACAATAAAATGATGTCTGACACTATGTTAGAAACAGGATTATGTGATGCTGTGGTAATAAATGAAAGCGAAAATTTACTTATAGATATACTTACTAACAATAAAAAAGGAAAATTCAATTCGGGCAGGCAATTGACTCATGAGGAATTAAATGAATTGCCCACCCCATCATACATTGACTACAAAGTCGACCTGTATGCCAACAGTTCAAAAATCTTTCATCTCACGGAACAAGCGGCCGCGGCAACAATTACCGGATCAAAAGGATGTGTGAGGAGATGTACCTTCTGTGACGTGTTCACATTTGAACCAAAATTTGTTTTCAAGGATGGCAAAAAAATAGCAGACGAGATGATCGAGATCTATGAAAAACAAGGTATCACAAATTTCATGATGTCTGACAGCCTGATAAATGGGTCCATGAAAGCATTCAGACAAATGAACGAAGCATTGGCAAAAAAATTGCCAAAAACATTATCCTACTATGGTGAATACATAGCAAGGCCCAAGGGCCAAACAACAGAGGACGATTACGAACTCATGGCGCAGGCAGGTTGTAAGCATGTAATAGTCGGCGTGGAATCTGGAAGCGAAGCCGTTAGGAATCACATGGGTAAAAAGTTTACAAACGAGGATCTATCTATAATGATAGAAAGCCTACAGAAAGTAGGAATCACACAAGAGTGGAATCTCATGACCGGTTACGTAACAGAAACAAGAAAGGACTTCGAAGACACACTATCGCTAGTGGAGAAATATAAACATTTCGAATTTCCAAATGTAATAGTAAATCCGGTAGGGGTACTTCATCTTTTGCCAGGTTCACCGTTGTATGATACACACGCGAGAAAATTAGAAGTCGAGTGGGAAGATATAAAAGCGGGTGTTGGATTGGTTTATGAATATTGGAAAATTCCAAGCAATCCTGACAACACTTTCATAAATCGTGTGAATTGGTGGATAGAACTGCTAGAGCTGAGTAACAAATATAAACTTATGACCGAGTATAGATACAAAACAAAAAAAGCGTTGGCCAAAAGAATGATCAAACACTGGAAGGAAAATAAGATATAATGTTGCAACTAACTTTGGAGATAGGAAGAAAAGGCAACAAACTCCCCATGGGAGAGATCAAGTTCAATGATGAATTAATTCATTCTGGAGAATACGATAAGAATATATTTGATCTCAAACAGCAAGTAGGAACAAATATATTATCTGTCAGTTTAGAAAATAAAGTCGACAGAGACACTGTACTGAAAGGCAATCAAATAATTCAAGATGTATTCGTAATAATCAAGGATCTTAAATGTACAATAACAGGTGATTCATTGAACGACTTCGATACTATAGGTACATACATTACTGAAAAAAATGAAGATATAAAAACATTCGGATATCTCTCATACAACGGTGTGTATACCTTTAAGTTTGATTATCCATTTTTTGTTTTCAAGAAAAATAAGATATTTTACCAATAATAGTAGTAGACAATGGATAAATATAGTTGTATATTAAACACTATATGTCTAATATACATTTAGGCAAACTAACAAACATAGGCACACAAGGAGGCTTACATTATGGCATCATTAGCTGAAATAAGAGCGAAATTGAAATCTCAAGAAGTGAATCGCTCCACTTCCAACACAGGCGGAGACAACGCCATCTACCCACACTGGAACATAGCAGAAGGTTCTGAAGCAGTAGTTAGGTTCTTACCGGACAAGGACGAGACCAACACATTCTTCTGGACTGAAAGGAACATGATCAAACTGCCGTTCGCGGGCATCAAGGGTCAGACCGACTCGAGACCAGTGACAGTGCAAGTACCATGCATGGAAATGTATGGCAAGACTTGTCCAGTACTAACAGAAGTTAGACCGTGGTTCAAAGACAAGAGCATGGAAGACATGGGCAGAAAATACTGGAAGAAGAAAAGTTACATCTTCCAGGGATTTGTCACAACGAATCCGTTAGCGGAAGACACAACACCTGAGAATCCAATCAGAAGATTCATCATTGGACCTCAGATCTTCAACATAATCAGAGGGGCATTAATGGATCCAGAAATGGAAGAAATGCCAACTGACTACGTGAAAGGTGTAGACTTCAGGATCACCAAGACAACCAAAGGTGGTTACGCTGACTACTCAACATCAAAATGGTCAAGAAGGGAAAGAGCTCTAGACGAGGCGGAGAGAGCCGCGATAGAGACGCACGGGTTACACAACCTAGGTGACTTCAGACCAAAAGAGCCAACCGAGGCAGAAGTGAAAATAATCAAGGAATTGTTTGAAAAATCTGTTGAGGGAGAGGCTTATGATCTAGAACAGTACGGACAGTACTTCAGACCAGCGGGCGTGGCTTACCAAAAACCACAGACACCTGTTGCGGAAGCACCAGCGACCACAACGGCACCTGCATTTGAACCTGCTCCAGCAGTAAGCGAACCTGCTCCAGCACCACAACCAGAGGCGGCACCGGCAACGGCGGCACCCGCAGGAGACAGTGCCAAGAGGGCAGAAGACATACTGAAACTGATCAGATCGAGACAAGCGAAATAATCTGACATTTTACCAAGGCCCAGGCATTGACTGTGTGGGCCTTGTGTAATATAATAGGAACATGAACAATATTAAGAAAGCGATCGAATGGATCTTGTACAAACAGATACCAGCATGGGTGTTGGTTGTGTTAGTGATCATTTGGATCTTACTATAGGACGATAACAATGACAAAAGTGTTTGACGCAACAAAATTTAGGAAAAGTATAACAAAATCAATACAAGGTTTGGGCATAGGATTCAGCGATCCCACAGATTGGATATCAACAGGAAACTATGCGCTGAACTATCTAATGACCAGTGACTTCAACAAAGGTATCCCGTTAGGCAAAGTGACTGTACTAGCAGGAGAATCTGGAGCAGGTAAGAGTTATATCGCATCAGGAAACATAATCAAGAACGCACAAGAACAGGGAATCTTTGTGATCTTGATCGACACAGAGAACGCACTCGATGAGACGTGGTTACAGGCTTTAGGTGTTGACACTTCGGAAGAAAAACTTTTGAAATTGAGTATGTCAATGGTGGATGATGTGGCCAAGACCATATCCGAATTCATGAAAGGCTACAAAGAACAACACGCTGATAACAAGGAAGGTGCTCCTAAAGTTCTTTTCGTCATAGACAGTTTGGGCATGATGCTGACACCAACAGATGTTAACCAATTCGAGGCAGGAGACATGAAAGGTGATCTAGGTAGGAAGCCTAAGGCACTTACGGCGCTTGTGAGAAACTGTGTGAACATGTTTGGTAGTTGGAATGTAGGACTTATAGCGACCAACCACACATACGCATCACAGGACATGTTTGATCCAGATGACAAGATATCAGGCGGACAGGGGTTCATATATGCCAGTTCCATAGTGATAGCAATGAAGAAACTAAAACTGAAGGAAGACGAGAAGGGCAATAAGATATCCGAAGTAAGGGGTATCAGGGCGGCATGTAAAGTAATGAAGACCAGATATGCCAAACCTTTCGAAGGTGTGCAGGTCAAGATACCTTACGACACAGGAATGGATCCATACAGTGGACTGGTTGATCTATTCGAGAAGAAAGGTATTCTTGTACAGACCGGAAATAGACTGAAGTACGTTGATCCACAAGGGAAAGAACACATAGACTTCAGGAAAGCCTGGACAGGTGATAAATTAGATATGATAATGGCAAACTTCAAAGAAAGCACAGCTCAAAAAGAAGAGCCAGCGTCAGAAAAACCAAAAACAAAAAAAACAGAAACAACCGAAGAGGAAACGGAAGAATAAATGATTGATTTCACACACGAGGACATCGAACGTTTATGGAACTCCATATCACACTATGTGCCTGAAAGATCCAGACTGGACGCGGCCATCGACTTCATCAAGAGCCTGGACGACATAGGCGTGGAGCACGACGAGATAAAGGCGTCTGGGGAGTTTGATCCCAAACTGGAAGAAGCGATCAACACGGTGTTCGAGGAAGAGGAAGACCTAGACGAATCATACGACGACGGCTACAGCGAGGACTAATGATCAACTGGTACAGTGAAGTAAGCAGGAGTTTGGCGAAGATACCTGATTGCGTGGCGTACTTTGACAAGGAACTGCTGGAGGCCAGGAAGCAGTGCAAGATATACGGCAACCTAGAACGAGCATCCGCGTCCTTACCCGGAATAGTGGAGGAGAGATTCAGCCAACTACAGCAGTTGGAGGCCATACTGGAATACCTAAACATAGAACTGAGAAGGCTGAGATCAAAGACATTCAGAAAGTTCCTGGAGAACTACAACAGGGCACTTTCAAGCAGAGACGCTGAGAAATATGTAGACGGTGAGGACGATGTAGTCGACCTGACCAAGATAGTGAACGACTTCGCACTGCTGAGAAACCAATGGCTGGGCATCACCAAAGGACTGGATCAGAAACAATGGCAGATAACCAACATTGTGAAACTGAGGGTGGCAGGAATGGAAGATGCCGACATCAAATAACAGAATAATACTAACAGATGTAGACGGTGTGTTGCTAGAATGGGAACACCATTTCACCAAATGGGTGTTACAGAAATCATATTTTGACGAGCACGGCAATCGATACTATCCACACAAACTACTGCCCAAAAAACAGAAAACATATGAGATGGCGGAAAGGTTTGGAGTTACCAAAGATGAGATTAGAAAACTTATACGGGAGTTCAACAGGAGCGCCTGGATGGGTACACAGAGACCCATGTTGGGATCACAGACCTGGGTCAAGTTGTTGTCCGCGGAGGGATGGACATTCATACCCATAACATCACAGACATCAGACATACCAGCACAGCAGTTGCGTAAGAGGAGACTGGGAGAACTGTTTGGGGACCACGTGTTCACAAATTACCACATACTGGGCACGGGCGCTGACAAGGATTCAGCATTATCCGAATTCCACGATACTGGGCTGTATTGGGTCGAGGACAAGCCAAACAACGCTGTAGCCGGGCTCAAATACGGTTTAAAGCCCATATTAATAGACCACCCATACAACAGAGACTTCGAACACCCGGACGTCATACGTGTAAATAATTGGCAGGAAATACACAAATTACTATCAGGAAGATCATGAAAGTTTACGTAGGTTGGGACAGCAGGGAGGACATAGCATACCAAGTGTGTGAGCACTCGATCAAGCGTAGGGATCCTAACGCAGAAGTACATCCATTAAAACAGAACGAGATGCGACAACAAGGCATCTACACCAGAGACGTGGACAAACTGGCATCAACTGAATTCACGTTCACTAGATTTTTCGTACCTTACCTGAACAATTTCAAAGGCTGGGCGGTATTCTGTGACTGCGATTTCGTGTGGAAAGTGCCCGCGAAAGAACTGGAACAGTACTGCGATGACTCCAAGGCGGTTGTGTGCGTACAACACGATTACACACCAGAGGATGGATCCATCAAGATGGACGGACAGATACAGACAGCATATCCCAGGAAGAACTGGAGTAGCATGGTGCTATGGAACTGTGCCCACGAGAAGAACAAGATACTGACACCTGAATTCCTGAACAAGCAGACACCAAAGTTCCTACACAGGTTCTCATGGTTGGAAGATTCAGAGATAGGATCCTTGCCACACGCTTACAACTGGCTTGTGGGTTGGTACAAGGAACCCAAAGACGGCAAACCTAAGATACTCCACTATACCGAGGGAGGTCCTTGGTTCGATGGCTACCGAGATTGTGAGTATGCTGACGACTGGAAAAAAGAAGTAATCAATTTGTTCTCAGCATAATGAACTGGGAGAAACTCAAAACCAATCATTATTTTAAAGATCCCGTGGAACACATATATGCTTCGATCTTGTACGATATGAAAGAGTATGATAAACTTTATGAAAATCAGAACAACCTAAATCATCACGTTTGGCAGGAGTTTGATCAGAAATATAAAACAGGTTTTGAATTTATAAACGACATCGGAGAAATCAATACCAACAAGTCAGTCATATGTGTATGGTTTTTCAAGGACAGGAATGATAGGAGCAGTGGTGAGGACATAGTGCTAAATGGGAAAAAAATAAAGTATCAGCCAAACACTTTTTTGATAACTCAATCAACAGATATAAAAATTCTAGATAAAAAAGACAAGTATATCAGAAGACCTTTGCTCCAGCTCGATCTAAAAATAGAAGTGTGGAATCAAATATTAGAAAGATTTTAGTAATATATCTTATCCACTTGATTTGTTCCGTTGTGACTATCGATAATTTTATTGTTTCTAAATCCTAGATCTAACATATAATTGTCCATCTCGTACTCATTAGGTATTTGTGGAAATTCCTTATCCTTGTATAAATTCACTTCCTGTATGATGTATTTTGCACGTTTGAATATACCGGGAGCACCTTTCATTATCATAATTTCTGCACCCTGTACATCCTGTTTGATTAGATCAAATGTGGCATCCTGGCCAACCAATTCGTCTAAAGTCTGCATCTGTCGTATTTCGTAATCTTTGAATATACCAAATATAGTAGATCCTTTAGTGTACGTAATTTTTTTCTTATTACCTTTGTCAATTTCTCTAAGGTACATTTTGACCTCTTTATTTGAATCTCCCAACACCGCTATATGATAGTCGGGGGTTATCTGTTTAAGGGATTTTTCATGTTTGTGTCCCGCTTCGATACAAGTATATTCTGCTTCAGGCCAGATGCTTTTAACATTTTTTGTCCAGAAACCGTTCCATGCTCCAATATCTAATATCTTTTTAGGAGTAAAGTTTTGTTTTTCTTTCAGCTCTCGTAGATAATCGTACATCATACTTTATAATAAACTATGTCAGGCCACGTCTTGATCAGAATCTTATATCCCAGATCTTTTAGATGTTTTTCTATCTCTAGATTACTACTACCATATCTTTTACTGTTGTTGTTAAGTTCGATCATAATATATTTGATTTTTTCAAGTTGATGTGATGCACCTTTGAGAACTTCCATCTCTAGACCTTCTACATCTACTTTGAGCAGATCTATGTCTTGAATATTTAGAGAATCCATTTTTGAGATTTTCGTCTCTCCTTTTTCTAATAAAACTCTTGTATTCTGTGTCGAGGATTCTTGTGATAGAGAGATGTAGCCGTCCTCATTTCCTATCGCTTGGTTATAAATGCGTATGTGACCGTAGGGTGCTACATTACGTTGGAGACATTCATAATGCGTCTTGTTTGGTTCAAAGCAGTAGATATTTTTGGCATATTGTTGCATAGTAATAGCCCATGTGCCGCACCAGGCACCTACATCCACTATCATATTAAATTTTTTATTTTGCAACTGACACCATTTCTCAAACTGTTTTAAACAAGTGTCCTGCATATGAGGATGACCTTTTTCTCGCCATTTCTCTATCTGTGCATCCGTCGACGGAACCCATAACCCATCCTTTAGTTTCTCTATCTTCATAATATTCCCTTGTCCATCAATGTTTCTACGGCTGTACCATTCTCAAATTCCTCCGGCGTGAACTGTTGATAGGCCAGACTGTATAGCCATGGCTCCGGACCACCATAGTAGGGATTTTCAATATCTGACAACTCGATTCCCGCAACTGCCGTCGCGAAACTCTTCTCATGACAGAATACAGGAACACCTTCACAAATGGCCTCTACCGCCGCTATGCTACAACTTGTGACAACGCACCAGGCATCCTTGAGGTCCTCGGATAGGGGTACCTTGGCCTCGCTTGGTCCTGATGTACCCCTGCCCCTAGGCTTGTGTCGAAGTCGGATGGGTCTGTCTGTGTATCTCTTGATCTGTTCTATCGTGTCATTGGTCCATGTTGGTTGATCTATGTATGAGTTAATTCCCGCCGAGCTCGGGCACACCAACACGTACTTGCCGGCGAACGATGGCGCTTTTATCTTGATGCCAAACTTCTCAAATCTATCAGGCTTACAGTCCTTGATGTATGGAACGTGTATGGAATTCTTACAGATGCGCCAGTAGTGGTTGTCTGGCTTTAGATTGCTGTTGTCAAATCTTCCAAAGTATGGAGTGTCAGTGAACCAGTACTGATGGTTGCGGGCTTCTAACTTTTTAACCATCTCCCTGTTGTTGCCAACGAATCCCCAGAACATGCTGTTGCTGACAGGATCATTTTCTTTTGAATTGTCTAATTTGGTTATCTGATCAGGCCATGATTTCTCCACCCCTGCGAACACCTCCCACGCCTTACTGTTCTTGTTACTGAATGGTGCGTAGATCGTTAGCATCTATAAAATCCTTTAGTTGTTCTGTCCACAAAATGTGTCCTTCGTACGAAGGATGTGGATCGTTTGGACTCACTATGTGTTTGTTCCCTATGATGAAATCATAATGACTGGTGTTAAATTTAAAAAAACGATCTTTGTTGATCGATGATTCCACTGTTCGTAGATCCTTGTTGAGTGAAGTCATTGAGTTAGGCAGACTGTTGTACATCACGTAAGGTATGCTTTTTAACTCAAAGAAATTTTGTAGATCTAAAACATGGTCAAGGAATCTCATCTCGCCCTGTTGATCCACGTCCCATCCAGGTTGTCCAGAAATGAATCTTAGGTTGTCTGCCGTTTTCCATGTTCTCCATGTGGAATCCATGTTGACTATTCGGCCCTTCTTCCACCCGTCGTTGGTCATGTAGTCATGTCTGTGTGTGCTAGACCAACCTATCACTGCGAATACATCTTTTGTACTGTTCTGTTGGAACCATAACTTCGTCGTGAAACTGATACGGTCATTGCCCCTGCCACCCATGGCGAGATTACACAACTCCATTTTGTATTGTTCTGCTAAAATTTTGGTCGTGAATGTGTCTACCCCGTCTTTTGGCCGGGACACAAGGAAACTGCATCCATTGGAAAATAATCGCATCATAGTGTATTTTACAGTATAATTATTCGTATGCCAACGGTTAAGAATATCGATTCTTTGAAATATTTCCTCAATCGATTTCCCACAATCGACAGTGGGTATGAATACTCGGTCAATTACCATGAGAACGTGGATCCAAACTTCAAATCGTTGCCCACTTTCATGGCAGAATTCTTTGACTGTAAAGTACACAGTTGCCCGCTGTTGTTGACCAATGAGGATCATTTAATAACCAATCACGTATGGAACCTCACGCACAAGAGCAGAAACAAACCAGGTAAAACTCATGGTCTATGGAAGGAATGGGGGGACCATGTGGAGATCGACCTACCTCCCGTGGCCAGGCAGTTCAACGAGACCTACACCTACGTGTGGTTGCCCATAGACGAGGACAGCGCCAACAACCCATGGCACATATGGATGGACGTGATATCCAAGTTCCGACTGATCGAGAAGAGGTGGTCCACCAACTTCGCCAAGTACGTGTTTGTGCTTTCGAACCCCAGCAATTATTTTGACAGGGTGGCAAAGGAGTTCTTCTCAGAAATGAAGTACATGGTGATGCCAAAGAACGAGACCTGGCAGTTCAAACACCTAATCGTCCCCAGCCTCAGCAATCACAACGACGGAGTGACCACACCACATCTGGCACCGTGGCTCAGGGTGATGAAGAACATACTGAAGGTCGGATCCGATAGGAAGAGAAAGATCTTTGTGTCACGTGAGGACGCCAAGACCAGGAAGCTGGTAAACGCTGAAAAATTATTGATAGCTCTCAAAGGATGGGAGACCGTGACCTTAGAAAATTTATCAATCAAAGAACAGGTTAGATGTTTCTCTGAAGCATCTCACGTGGTGTCAACACACGGTGCGGGACTGACCAACCTGCTCTGGTGTGAGCCTGGGACGAAGGTCATCGAGATACAGGACCCGAACATGATAAAAAAGAAGGTGTATCCCGTGTTGTCTTACCAACTGGGACTTGATCACGAGCTGTACCTCGCAAAGACCATACCCATAAAGACACAGGGAGAAAAACCAAAAGGTGTGAAGAGATTCAACGATCTCATCAATTTTGAAGTGGATGTGGCCGATTTGATTAGACATCTGTAAGGGAATATTATATAATACAGAGTCATGATTTATCTAAGTCAAACACACAGAGAGGTTACAGAGAAATACATCAGATTCGCTAACCAAGGTATACCAGGTTCAAAGATTTTACCTTACAAAGATATTCTAAACATTAAAGAAGCAGAGGGAATCTGGTTGTTTGGCATACTACGTGGCACAGATCTGGTGTACAAACATTGTGAGAAAAATAAAATAAATTTCTATTATATGGATAGACCTTATTGGGGATTGTCTAGAGAACATCCTTATTTTTTGAGAATAGTCAAAAACGGACATGTTAAAAACACCATCGAAGATAGGCCCGATGACAGATTCAAAAGCACATTCCCACACGAGATAATGCCCTATCATAAAAACGGAAAAAAAGTGTTAGTGTGTCCACCCACGAACGCAATCTGTGATTTCTTTAATTGTAGGGATTGGTTAGACAATACATTAAAAATATTGAAGGAGAACACCGATCGTGAGATAATTGTACGAGAGAAACCTTACAACCCAGAAACATACAAAGACGAGAACGGAACTCTACGCACAGGCGAGAACACATCACAGCAGTCAAAAGAAAAAATCGACTGGCGTGAAATACATGCCGTGGTCACGTACAACAGTTCTATAACGATAAAAGCATTGTCCAGTGGTGTTCCGGTGTTCACAGACAGCAATAATTGTGCTTTCCCTATCGCAGGAAAAAACTTCGCAGACATAGAAAATCCAGAATATCATGACCCCAGACCTTTGTTCCACAGTCTTGCATATGGACAATTCAACAAAGAAGAAATGAGAAATGGCTACGCATGGAGTAAGTTGAATGGACGTTGAAATATTTAGAAGGACCGTGAAGGATCGTAAGCGTGGTGCAAGTTGGCAGTTGCTTCAGCACATGGCGGAAGGAATAAAGGCATGCGGTGATAACCCTATCGTAGTAAACGAACACAAGGAAGGTCCATGGACGGACAACGAAATGGAACCAACTGCTCCAATAGGTTGCATGTTTGGTTATGGCGGGAAGAATCAACCACATCACACCAAAGGACGTAGGAGAGATCTAGTCGAACGTGCAAAGAAAAAAGGCATTTACATAATCACATTCGATGGAGGAATATTATCTAGTTTTGGAAATACTATTACACATCCTAAACACCACTGGCGTGTCAGCCTTTATTCACCCATGAATAACGGAGATTTCTTGAGTGACAACAGTCCTGACGACAGATGGAACATGATGATGGACCTATGGAATATAAAACACGAGCCATGGCGCAAGTCAAATCAAAATGATCCTATTCTGTTTGGCTTACAGCCAAAAGACAACTGGAGCATGGACGAGCTTGATCCTATTGAGTGGTTCAACAATGTGTATGAAAAAATAAGACCTGCTACTGATCGTAGATTCCTAATACGTCCACACCCCAATCACATGGCACAGATGATAAAAAGGAAAAACGAGTTCCCCGAAGACTGCGAATTGTTGGAAGGCCCTACACACTTCGTGGGCGATGAGAAAAAGTACTACAGATTCAACTTCCAGGAGGCATTGAGTAACTGTCATGCTTTTGTTACTCATAATTCTACGGCCAGTGTTGACTCCTGTGTTCGTGGAATCCCCACCTTTGTTACCTCAGATCTTGCACTCTGTTGGCCAGTGGCAAACAAAGACCTAAACAAAATAGAAACACCCGAGTATCCGGATAGAACACAATGGGTACATGATATAGGTTACAAGATGTGGAGTACGGACGAGATAAGAAGCGGTATTGTTTTTAAAAGATTCAAAGAGAAGTTAGGACTATGATACACAGAAGAGTCAATGTACTACAAAACCAGTATGATACTATACCAAATCTTATCCTAAGTTTTCCACGTTGTGGTCGTACTTGGATGAAGCACTTATTTGGTCATTATATCGCCAAGAAGTACAATGTAGAATTTAGTAAATGGGTGGATAGGCCAAGATCGGGAATACCTAGAATATTGTTCAGACATGACTGGATGAGTACAACAGGGCATATACCATGGCAAGAATATTTTCAGATACAAGATAAATGTAGATTCATATTCAGTAAAGAAATGACAAAACAAAACATAATATATCTTTTCAGAGATCCCCTCGATGTGTTGTTCAGTTATTGGCCATACCTACAGAGTATACCTTACAAGAACTTTACTCCACCGGAACATACCGATATAATCGATTTCGCACACAACAAACAATGGGGTTTTGATATTGTAATTAATTTTATGAACGCACAGTTGGATCATTATGAACAACATCAAAATAAAAAATTAAAAGTGAGGTATGAAGATCTCAAAAAACAAGATTCGGAATGGCAAAAATTAATAGAATTCATATTTGGTCATTACGACTATCAAGCGTATGAACATGCCAAGTCCCAGACAACATTCTCAAAAATGCAAGAGAAAAACAACAAAGATCTTCCCGATAATCTGAAGTTCTATAGAAAAGGGGGATCAAATTACATAAAAGAATTGTCAGCGGAACAACAGGACATTTTATTAAACTGGCCCGGCTACAAGGATTTAAATAGACGCATACATGAAGATTAAGGTAATCACATCATACAAACCTGGCTGTTGGGAACAGTACGGCAAGAAGGGCATTGAGTCAATGGCCGAACAGTTTCCGCCAGAAGTGGACATAGTTGTGTATGCTGAAGAACCAAAGCCTGACTGTAAATACGGTCGTATCCAATGGATAGACCTCAACACGGCCGAGCCAGAACTTTTTAAATTCAAGAACAAACACAAAGATGATCCGGTCGCTAACGGAGAACTCCAAGAGATACCGGGTGGTGTGAGAAGACCCGCCGAATTACAAACCAAGGGCGGTGCCGACAAGAATAAAGGATCATTCCTATGGGCGGCTGTGAGATTCGCCAACAAAGTTTTCTGTGTGGTCAATGCTGTAAGGAACTCGAAGGACTATGACTACGTGGTGTGGATAGACGGTGACACTTTCACTTTCAGGTCCGTGCCGATGGATTTCTTTGAGAAACTACTGCCTAAGGAGACCATGTTGACCTATCTTGGTAGGGAGAATCCAAACCTACACGATGGTGGCAAGTATCCCGAATGCGGTTTCGTGGGATATAACATGCGACACCCTGAAATACAGAATTTCGTAAACGATTGGGAAAAACTCTATATAACAGATGATGTCTTCAAACTCCTGGAGTGGCACGACAGTTACGTGTTCTGGCACCTGTCAAAGATTTATAGGAAAGAAAGAGGCATAACAGTCAATGATATAGGATACTGGAAAGGGGTCAAAGGTCATCATGTGTTCGTCAACAGTGAACTGGGACTTTACATGGATCACCTCAAAGGAAAAAGGAAGAAGTTAGGCACATCCGCCAAAAATGATTTACGTGTCAACTCCAATACTTCTACAGACATCAGGTCCATCGATTACTGGAAGAAAGCGCCGCCCACGATATGAGACTAGAAGTTTGGACAGAATACGGGCCATTGAATTCAAAACCCATCTTTGATGCTTTCATAAAAAGTTTGGAAGATGCTGGTGAGACTGTATATCTAAACAAGTCTGCCAACGCTGACGTGGCCGTGATATGGAGTGTGTTATGGCGAGGCAGGATGGAACAGTATCAGAAGATCTGGAGAGAATATAGGGGCAGTGGTCGACCGGTCATAGTCATAGAAGTCGGGGGACTGAGAAGGAACCAAAGTTTTAAAATTGGCATCAACGGTATCAACAGAGATGCTGATTTCGCCAATCAAGAGTATGACGACAAGAGATGGCCACTCTTCAAACACGAGCTACAGCCTTGGAACCCTACAGGTGATATCATTGTGATATGTGGACAACACGATGCTTCTGAACAATGGAAGGGACTTCCTAGAATGGAAAATTGGATTGTTCAACAAATCACAGAAATAAGGAAGTATACAACGAGACCAATATTGGTCAGGCCACATCCTAGGAATCAGATATCATTTGATCCCGGTAAATTTGACAATGTCAAAATCAGAATGCCCAAAAGAGATTACAGGACATACGATGATACAGATTTCAAAAAAACTTTAAAAAGGACATGGGCCGTGGTCAATCACAGTTCCAACCCGGCCATGGAGGCGGTCATAAAAGGTATTCCTGTTTTCGTTTCTGAATCCAGTTTGTGTCATGATGTGGGTAACATCAAACTTATTGACATCAACACACCTGCCATGCCTAACAGAATCAATTGGGCAAATCAATTGGCATACACCGAATGGTTCAAGGACGAGATAGAGGCGGGCTTGCCATGGGGGAGAATCAAAAAAAGACTCGAAGAGAAATATATCAAATGAAAGTAATAAACATAGGACAGAGGAATGTCATAGAACCTATAGAATGGAAACCATACACCGGCGAAACTATTATTGTAAAGACAATACTGCGACAAGGCAAGAAGATACAAGAGACTGCCTACTACGAAGACAAAGTTAAAGCAGTGCCACGTGGTAATGCCTATTGTATAGGAAATGGACCTTCCAGAAAAGGATTTGATCTGAACAAACTGAAGTCAACAGGGCAAACTTATGGCTGTAATGCTTTGTATAGAGATTTCATACCAGACTTCATATTTTCGGTCGATACAAAGATTACCGTGAAGATGTGCGAAGACGAAGTGGGGCTAAAGACTGTTCACTATGCACCATCATTGGAAGTGAATAGGAAACAGAACAAGGGCATGTTACATCTGATTCCCTATAATCCTCACTGGATTTCAGGTAACGCCGCATTCTGGACAGCGGGAATACATGGACACAAAAATATATATCTGCTAGGGTATGACTTCCGAGAGTACGGCGCGGGGCAGTTGAATAACATCTACCAAGACACCGAGTGTTATGGTGAGAGGAATAACGATGCTATCTTTGAGGGGTGGTTAAAAACTTTCAGGGACATGTTGAAGATGAGACCATATGTGAATTACACATTGGTGCATGATAATCCCCCAAGTTTCCTACATAATCTACAGACAGGAACGGACATGGGCAACAGTAGAATAATCAGTTATAAGGAATTTAACGATACAGTCTTAAACCAGCACTCTCAAACTTCTGTCTAAAAGCATAGAAGTTTTTATTGTGATTAGAGAACGGATCTTTCAACACAGTCATCTGGTATAGGTGCACCATCTCGTGTGCTAAGGTCTCTATGAAATCTTTCCAGGTTGGAAACTTTTCGTGCAGTTGTATGTAGTAATCCACAGGTACGTGGTGTGGTATCTTGCGTTGATCAAACTTGCCCTTAGGTGTTTTCCTATTGTCCCAGTTGGCCACGCATCTGCCCCAATCTCCCACTAGGCGCTTCACTTCAATGTGAACCCTGCCCAGTCTAGAGCCAAATAGCATGACATTCAGTTTGGAAAACCAGTGTGCGGCTACCATAGATGTAGGTCTATACCCTCGCACATTACCACTCATAGCAAGTTTATTTTCAAATTGTCTCTTGAGCTGTTTCTTTTTGCTGTGTGCCTTCTTTTCCATGGTTGACCTTATTACCAATTATGTTATAATATACTAATAATTATCTAAATTACCATGGACAAAATACGCACAGATTTGCCAAAAACAATTAACGAAGCACTTAAAATACTAGCATATAATGATTATTTCTGGCCAGATCATCGTACGGGTCACATCAACCCGCACCCCAAGGACAAGGAGACCGTGAGATCACTAGCGGAATCACAGTACGCATGGACAGAAAAACAGGCCAAACTGGCCTTGGTCATACTCAAGAGATACCTCACCAAGTTCCAAGCACATCAGATAGACATTAAGCCCTTACTGGACAATCCAGTGTATGAGGACGACTTTAGAGTAATAAGTTTTGACAAAAGCATTGAAAAATACACAGACGATGATGGTACGGAAAAGATAGAGTTAAAATTTCCTTACAACAAGAAGATAATACAACTAATACGTTGCCTCAAGGATAAAAGAGACCTCCCTGGTATGTACGCACAGTATGACGGTGAATCTAAGAAATGGACTATGTTACACACAGATGTCACAGCATACTATCTAACTCTTATCGCTGTAAGGTACGACTTCAAATTTATCACTCCCCAATTACTTGATGATTACGACAAGATAAAAAAGGAAGTTGTAGGACATCGACAGCCATCTGCTAGGTTATCAGGAGAAGAGATAATACTAGATCATGCGCACGAATCTCTTAAAGAATACTGGAGAGATAATGTCAAAAACAAACCATTACTACAACAGGTCGACTCGTTGAAAAATTTTGGCATCACCACAAAGGGTATCGTTGTGCCTGCTAGATCAAAATTGGCTAGTCGCATCGCCCATCATCAATATCATAAACTCTGGATTAATTCGACCAATTTTACCAAGACCGAAGTTGTACAGGCACTAATCGATCTGGATGCGTTTCCTTTGCTGATACCTTGTCATAGCGATGTACACGAGGAACAGGAGATACAGGAATTTTGGAGTTGGATGAAGACATTCGAGGAGCACGGCATAGACATGTTGAAACAATGTTCGTGGGGGTTTGACCTTAAGGAACCTGTGTATAGAAAAGAAAGAAGGGGTTTCAGTCCTCGCACAAATGTGATAGATGATAAAAAACCCAGAGAGTTCTTCGAGAACTTGTACGAACTTCATCAAATGAGCAAACAGTTCAAATTCATAGACGAAAATACCAAAATTATATTTGTTCGTAACAGAATACCACGTGCATTAATTAGGAGCAAGGTAAAACCACAGGCTTCATTAATAGCATTGGGTGGTGGTTATTACGCCACAGGCACGGACAATCTCAAAAGACTGCTTGAAAATCTTCCAAAAAAGTTGTATTATAGTGATCACCAACCAAGTAGTTGGGATTGGCATGATCACGTGATAGAACAAATATAGAATGAGCAGTTGTAAACTAGTAATAAAGGACGAAGTAAATGTGAAGTTCGAAAATCTCAGCCTCGAATGGAGGAAGAGATTGTCTAATAAATTCAAATACGAGATACCATACGCCAGGCACCTACCAGCGGTCAAACTGGGCAGATGGGACGGTAAGGTCAGTTTCTTTGGATTGGGCGGGACAACTTACCTGAACCTCGTAGACCAGATACTGCCCATACTGGACGAGGGTGGTGTGTACGTGGACTTTGAGGATCACAGACCACAACACAACTTCGAGTTCAAGGCCGTGGACAAGGATTACCTGGCACACATCACTTGGCCGGAACACCATCCTTGTGCGGGACAACCCATACAGTTGAGAGACTACCAAGTTGAAGTCATAAACAAATTCATAGAAAACCCACAGAGCATACAGGAGATAGCCACTGGTGCGGGCAAGACCATAATCACTGCGGCACTCTGCCAACTGGTGGAACCATATGGTCGTACACTAACCATAGTGCCCAACAAGAGTTTGGTCACACAGACCGAGGAGGACTTCCTTGCTTGTAATCTAGATGTGGGAGTGTACTACGGAGACAGGAAGGAACTGGGCAGATTCAACACCATAGCAACATGGCAGTCATTGAATGTATTGGAGAAGAAAAGCAAAGATGAACATACTACAGATTTCTTAGAGGCCATAAAAGGCATCAACACCGTAATCATAGATGAAGTACACATGGCCAAAGCGGATGTGTTGAAAAGATTACTAACCGGACCATTCGCACATTGTGGCATACGTTGGGGACTGACTGGTACTGTGCCAAAGGCAGATTATGAGTTCATGGGTCTGAAATGTAGTATAGGCGATGTGGCCAACAGGATACAGGCCAGTGAACTTCAAGACAAAGGCGTGTTGGCCAACTGCCATGTTAATGTGCTACAGACACAGGACCATCCACAGTTCAAGACCTACGGCGAGGAACTGAAATGGTTGACAACAGATGACACTAGGATGTCATGGGTGGCGAACACGATCAAGGACATAGCCACGTCTGGCAACACACTGATACTGGTCGATAGGATATCGGCCGGTGAGATGTTGGAGAAGAAAATAAAGGATTCCGTGTTTGTTTCGGGATCGACCAAAAACACAGACAGGAAGGAGCAATACGATGAAGTATCTACTGCGACAAATAAAGTTATCATTGCCACATATGGAGTTGCCGCTGTTGGCATTAATATTCCTAGGATTTTTAATCTTGTTCTTATAGAACCGGGCAAGTCTTTCGTCCGTGTGATACAGAGCATAGGACGTGGTATCAGGAAGGCCGAGGACAAGGACAGCGTACAGATCTGGGATATCACCAGCAGTTGCAAGTTCGCGAAAAGACACCTAGGGGCAAGGAAAAAGTTTTACAAAGAGGCCAATTACCCGTATAATATAGAAAAGATAGATTATGAAAATCCTTACACTTGATGACAGGACATACAAATTAGAGAAGATCCCAGAATGGGTGGATGAGAAATTGAGGTTCGCAGTGCTAGACAATTCTGATCCTAACAACCCAGACTTCTTCTACATACCTTTGATATTCCTGGAAAGTTTCAACGCACCCGCGGCGGTGTTGGAGATCGGTGATCACAAGATCAAGATGCCGTTAGATTGGAAGATGCTGATAGGCGAGGCCGGACAGTCAGAGATGCATGTGTTACCGATAACCAGTCTCAACGACAGAGGTTTTGACGCTTTCACATTCAATCCGTTATCCAGCACCAAACCTGAATTCATGCCCATAGACGTGGTGGACATCTACACAGAAGTAAAATGGTACTTCCCCAAGATCAAGTCGGGACAGATGTTGGCAGTTCCATTGACCAATGGACGTAGACCCATGTGTGCCTATTTCGTCAAGGACATATCCAGGCAGTGCGAGCAGGTTGATTATGGCTCAGTCTGGTAGGCGAACAATCACGATAGATGCGCCTGTAATAATAACTAGCAACAAGATTGCTGTGTGGATGAATGAGGATTGGATGCATGACTTCTTTGACTTCATGAAGGAGAATAAATTCAAACTTTCAGGTTTACAACACATGCATAATAAAATAAAATTAACATTCGTAACAGCAAAAGAATGTACGATGTTTGGATTAAAATATGCCAGCAGAAAAAAATAGAAAATTTTTTGATTTGAGGAATGGTCTTAAGGCCGTGGACTTTAGGAACAAAGACTACTTTGACAGGATAGACGACAAGGAGCAGTCATTGTATTCACCTTACATGCTGATGAGGTATGTATCGAGCTGTTCTTCCAAGGATCGTTTCTACGTGGAACATTACGTGGAGATGATCAATGAATGTGTTAATAAAAACATGAAAGAGCTATCATGGTACAAAAATCATAAAAAATTATCTTGGATATTAACTTCTATGTGTGGTTCTCTGCAACAGCAGTTTCATCCATTTATTAAACCCATGAAGAGAGTTACAAATAAAAGTTTAGAAAAATTATCAAAAATATATCCACAATGGCACATAGATGATTTAGAAGCACTAGACAAAATATTAACTGATCGAGAACTAGAGGAACTACTTGAAGAGCATGGCATCAACGAATAAATGCACATACTGTGGCAAGGAGTTCGCTAAGGAAAGAACCTTGCAGGTACACCTGTGTGAACCCAAACGCAGATATCTACAACGAGATGAGAAGTGGGTGGTCAACGCATTCATGGTGTTCCAGAGATTTTATCAGATACACCAACACAACTCCAAACCTAAGACATACGATGATTTTGTCAAGAGCGCATACTACAATGCGTTCGTTAAGTTTGGCAGATACATCATGCATATCAACCCATTGTATCCAGACAAGTACATAGACTATGTGCTACGATCAAAGATCAAACTAGACCACTGGGCTAGAGATGATCTATATGAGGAGTACCTGATAGAAACTTTGAAGTCAGAGCCGGTAGAATCGGCCTTGCAACGTAGCATAGCGACAATGATGGACTGGGCTAACGAACAGAACGCACAGTGGAGTGACTACTTCAGATTGGTCAACACCAATCGAGCAGTGCAACACATACAACAAGGTGCGATAAGTCCATGGCTACTGTTAGGTTGCAGTGCAGGAAAGAAAATGTTAAAATCATTTAACGACGAGCAACTACAGATGATAGAGAGATTCATAAACCCAAGTTTCTGGCCAAGCAAGATCAAGAGCTATCCAGCAGACCTATTGTTGGTTCAGGAGACGGCTAGGGAGGCCAAGATTGTCTAAGATTGATCTAGAGATAGCGGACAATTTGGATTTCGAAGACGGGGACTGTGCGGTGGTAATCAAAGAAGACGGATCAATAGGAAGGGTGATTATGCCAGACATCAACAGGAATGTTCTTGATTCAGAAGGATACAGGAAACTGTTAGACGTACTAGAAGTTTTACAGCCGGGATCACGTGACAAGATGATACAACATGCTGAAAAAGGCAAAGGGAGTATGCACTAATGCCTGATGTAGATATAGACTTCTTCGACAGGGACGGGGTGCTGAAACTTTTCAAACACACACCGGCATCGATGATCAAAGATGGCAAGACCGAAAAACACAAGACGGGAGTTTACTTCCATGCTGTTCCTGAACACCCAGTGACTGGAAACTCATCGTTAGATTACAAGAAGGCCGAGGACAGAGGATATTTCAAGATAGACATGTTGAACGTGAACATATACAAAGAAGTCAAGTCAGAGCAGGAACTGGTAGAACTAATGATACAGGAGCCAGATTGGGACATGCTGAAGGATCCAAAGACCGTGGAGAACCTTTTCCACCTAAATGGACACTTCAATATAGTGTCAAAGTTAGAGCCAAAGAATATCGAACAACTGGCCGCAGTGTTGGCCATAATACGTCCCGCCAAGAGGCAGTTGATGTACAAAGACTGGCAGGACATAATGAAGGAAGTGTGGACTAGACCCACAGACGGCTCATACTTCTTCAAGAAGTCACACGCTATAGCCTATGCACAGGCCATAGTGGTACAGATGAATCTCATTACGAGAGCTAAATATAGTTTTGATGCTACATCAAAAACCTAAAAAAAAGATACCCAAACATCCTAGTAAAAAACATCGCAGTCCAACTCGCTCCGAGCTCGGATCATACCAAGCCAACAATCCATTGACCAAGTACGTGGAAAGAGTCAATGGAATAAACTGTACTGAGAAGAACTAGACTGGTTTGCGGACCAATTGGATTGTCCTACGCTTGACGCGTTTCTTTGAGATATCAGAAAGTCTCACAGTTGGTCCATGCACTATCTCAACATCCTTAGAGTTCAAAGTGACTAGTGTGGTCCTGAAATACTTGAACTCACCTTTGAGGAATATGTTAATGGGCAGTTTACGATTGGACTCGTGCCACCAGGTCTCGCCACATTTAAGGTATCTCATCTTGTCCTGTGGTAGCATCAATCTACCGTAATCATAGAAACTGATCACGTTGGTGTCCTCGTTCTGTATTATGCCCACGTACTCCAGATCGCCCTTTCGGATCAGGCTCAGGAAAGGGAATTTATCCCTTAATGTGTTAAAAATTTCGTTCATTCTATATCTATAAATACTGTTAAATATGTACTATGCAAACAGTATCAAGGTATTTACTAGATCAATTGGTAATAGCCTACATAAATGGTTATCACGGAAGGAACTCAAAGGTGTACGATAGGCGATTAACACTGCACAGGGGTGTGAACAATCCCATAACTTTCACGTTCAAGAACGAGGACCAGAAGGCGCAAGACATCACAGCAAAGACCTACGAATTTAACATGATTGATACAGAGACCAAAAAAGCGGTGTTGACCAAGACACTGACTATATTGGACGACGGATCTACAGTGAGCACGAAAGGCGATGCGAGCTGTACGATCACAGAAGGTGACTTGTTGCCATTGGATGCCAAGTTCTACAACTTCTCTGTAAAGGAAGTTAAATCAGACGGCAGTAGAGAAGTCACATACGCCGACACAGGATACGCGGCCGCCGGTACCATAGAGCTGTTAGATGGCGCATATCCGGAATTTGTGGCTAGCACGGAAATTACCAGTTTCACATCAGCACAAGGACCTTTAACAAACACATCAGGCTCTATAGATGCCAGACCTGGAATTAACAACAACAAGGCACTACACACCATCGCAGTGTACACCAAGAACTTCTCAGGAAGCATGCGGGTACAGGGAACCATGAGTTCAACTCCGGGCTCTGGTGATTGGTTTGACATTACCATGGATGGTGAAGCAAGTCCCACCAACACATTTACCAACTCCACCTCAGTCACCAACTACAACTTCACGGGTGTGTTCCACAACATTAGATTCACTTGGGGCAACGACACAGGTAATACCGGCCTGATTGACAAAATACTCTACAGACAGTAAAATATAGTTTATGAACCTGATCCAGAACACAATTCTGACTAGCCTACCTGCGAACCGGAAGAAGACACCCAGTGGGTGGATCAGTTTCAACGCACCCTGCTGTGTGTACAATGGAGAGACTGCGGACAAGAAGAAGCGTGGTGGCATCATGACAAGTGCCGACGGCACCATCAGTTATCACTGTTTCAACTGTGGATTCAAGACCAGTTACGTGATTGGACGCAAGTTGACCTACAAGATGCGGCAGTTCATGGGCTACATAGGCATACCCGAAGACACCATCAAGAAACTGGCCATAGAGGCCATACGTGAAGAAGAGAGTGACGCCAAGTATGAGAAGAAGAAATTTGTAACTTTCAAAAAGAAATCCTTACCCAAGAACACACACAAACTGGACGTGTGGTTGGAGAAGTATGTGGCCAATGACCTAACGGAGCCACAATGGAAGAAGATAGACGGATTGTTGAAATATCTAGAAGGCAGGGGCATTGGAGCAGACTGGTATGACTTCATGTATTCGCCAGACAAGATGTGGGACATACATCAGAGACTGTTGATCCCGTTCTACTGGAAAGGAGAAGTGGTCGGTTACACGGGTCGGGTGTTTGAAGAGTCCAGGGCCGTGAAGTATTACACCGATGTGTGGCCGGGATACGTGTTCAACATGGACGCACAGGACTGGATGAGGAAATTCGTGTTGGTCACTGAAGGACCATTTGACGCCATAGCCGTTTCTGGTGTGAGCATACTAGGTTCTGAGGTAAACGAAACACAAAAGGAATTGATAGACGGACTGGGCAGGCAGGTTATAGTGGTACCTGACAGAGACGCACCAGGGCAGAAATTGGTAGACCAGGCTACGGAGTTTGGGTGGAGTGTGGCATTTCCAGAATGGGACAAAACGGTTGGCGATGTGGCGGATGCTGTGTTAAAATATGGTAGACTGTTTACTATACAATCAATATTGAAAACTACAGAATCTAGTAAACTTAAAATAGACTTGAAGAGAAAGATGTATGGCCGAATACACATTTGATGTACAGAAACTTTATATAGAGATGCTACTGGCAGATGCGGAATCTTTCGCTAGGGCACAGAACATATTCAAACCAGAATCGTTTGACCGTAAACTGCAACCCATAGCCAAGTTCGTCAAGGACTACATGGACGAGTACAAGGTCATGCCGGACGTGGAACAGGTCAACGCTAAGCACGACATCAAACTGAAGTCGGCCAAGGATCTAGATCCAAGCCACTTCAACTGGTTGCTGGACGAGTTTGAAACATTCTCGAGGCACAAGGCATTAGAACACGCAATACTTCAATCAGCGGACCTACTAGAGAAAGGCGATTATGCCCCAGTGGAGGACATGGTCAAGGAAGCGGTCAGCGTGGGACTGACCAGAGACCTTGGTACGGACTATTTCGAGGATCCCAAGGGAAGACTGACAGCCCTCAAGGACAATAACGGACAGATCAGTACTGGCTGGGCCAACCTAGACAAGAAACTGTTTGGCGGTTTCAACCGTGGAGAACTAAACATATTTGCAGGTGGATCAGGCGCAGGTAAGAGTTTGTTCTTGCAGAATCTTGCGGTGAACTGGGCCACTGCTGGTCTGAACGTGTGTTACATATCTTTCGAGTTGAGTGAACAACTTACAGCCATGAGGCTGGATGCCATGATGACCAACATACCTACACGTAAGGTGTTTCCGGAGATAGACAACGTGGAGATGAAGGTCAAGATGATGGCAAAGAAATCCGGACTACTACAAATCAAATACCTGCCAAGCGGTAGCAACGTGTTGGACGTGAGAACATATCTCAAGGAACTAGAACTCAAAACCAAAAAGAAGATCGATTGTATCTTGATAGATTACTTGGATCTCATGATGCCAAAGAGCAAGAAGATATCACCAGCAGACTTGTTCATCAAAGACAAATATGTTTCGGA